ATGGTCTATGTGACAGCACTCATCTGTTTGCTGGTAATATGTCCGTTGTACCAGCAGGAGAGATGCACAAGTTCATAGCTCATCAAGAGACAGAAGCCTTGGAGATATACTGGGCTGAATTAAATCACAATGATATACAGAGGGAAAATGTAGGAGGAATATAATGGATATACTTACATTATTATTATTATTGTTACTATAGGAGGACTTCAACATGAACATGGTGGATTTTATACTTGATCTATTGATAGCAATGTTTGCTTGATGAAATTAATATTAACAACCTTGGTTGTAAGTTTCATATTAATTTCAACAGTTAAGGCAGATGATTTTGATTGTCTGGTTGAAGCTCTCTACCATGAAGCTAGATCAGAAGACATGATACCTATGCTGGCAGTAGCTAATGTAATACTTAATAGAGTAAAACATAAGAAGTTTCCAAATACTATTTGTGAAGTAGTACATCAAGGTAAGTATTGGAAAGACAATCCTGTCAGGGATAAATGTCACTTCAGTTATTGGTGTGATGGTAGGCCAGAAAGGTTCACAGATATGACAGGGTTAATAAAATCTATTAATGTTGCAGAAATGTCACTGAAGGGGATACAAGTAAGACAAACATCACATGCAACACACTATCATGCCTACTATGTGACTCCAAAGTGGGCTTCAAATCCTGCCTTCAAAGTACTAGGACAATTAGGTACTCATATTTTTTATCTTGACAACTCTAATTAATTATGATATACTATGTAGTATCTTAATAGGAATTTACTATGGATTATAATTATATAAATACATTACTTAAACATATTAAATTATTAAAAGAACAATTAAAAGATAGAGATAATACTATTAATAAACTTAGAGAAGAACTATCAATAGTAAAACAAACTGAAGCTAACAGAAAATGGATAGAGTTAGATGACTAAAAATTTATGGCAGAAAGAACGTCAACATTTATTTAGGGATCTTGTCAAACAATATGGTGAGGAAGGGTATACTCAGAAGGAAGCTAAGAAGCTCGCCAAGCAGGAGATAGATGAGATCATGGAAGATAAGGAAGACTTTGTAAGGAACATCTGGAGGGAGACTTATAGAGATGCCTAGCTGGGAATTAATTCTTATGAAAGAGATGGGAAATATTGTGGTAGATACCTACCCAACCAAGAGACAGGCTGAGAAAGAAATAGAATATAGAAACAGTTTGTGTCGCCACATGGGGTATGAACCAGACCTCACATACAAACTCAGAGAGGTGAAGGAGAAGCAATGAGTCAACAGTGGTTAGATAGAGGGGCTTGTCCTAGCTGTGGTTCCAGTGATGGTAATGTACCACACGCGGATGGACATTCCTATTGTTTTAGTTGTAAAAAATATTTTAAAGCAGGTATTGCAAAGGTCATTCCAATGGTTGAAAAACATTCAGATGTTCCATACGGCTCTATGATAGGAACAGTATCAGAAATTACTGACAGAAAAATTAGTAAAGAGACAGCAAGGAAATATGATACTCAGATAAAACAGACAGGCAACAGTATCAAGTATCATATCTATCAATACTATGACAAACATGGCAATCCTGTGGCTAAAAAAATAAGGGAGGTAGAAACAAAAAGGTTCTGGTCTGAGGGAAACTTATCTGATGCTGGATTGTTTGGTCAACATCTGTTTAATCAGGCTGGAAAATATATTACGATCTGCGAGGGTGAAGTGGATGCCATGTCTGCCTATGAAATACTGGGGAGCAAGTGGCCTGTAGTTAGTATCAAGAACGGCGCACCTAGTGCAGAGGAAAACTGTAAAAGATCTCTGGAATATCTAAGTAAATTTGAAACTGTGGTCTTGTGTTTTGATAATGATCAGCAGGGAAAGGACGCGGCACAGAAAGTAGCACAGTTGTTTGAACCTAACAAGTGTAAGATTATGTCTCTGGATCTTAAAGATCCCAATGAATATCTCAAGGCAGGACAGAAGGAAAAGTTTAGTCAGGCATGGTGGAATGCCAAGACCTATACTCCAGCAGGGATTATAAATCTGGCAGATCTGGGAGACAGTCTGTATGATGAAGAGTTTTGTGAGACATGTCTTTATCCTTGGTCTAAGATGAATGACAAGACCTATGGCATGAGGACAGGGGAACTGGTATGCTTCACCTCTGGTGCTGGCATGGGTAAGAGCAGTGTCATCAGGGAACTGATGCATCATATCATGAGTAGCACCAAGGATAACATTGGGTTGTTATGTATGGAGGAGAACACCAAGAACACAGCATTTAATATCATGTCGGTGGAAGCTAATGCTAGATTATATATCAAGGAAGTCAGGGAGAAATATTCCAAGGAAGAGATGAGAGAATGGCAGGACAAAACTATTAACAGTAAAAGGTTTTTTGCCTTCGATCATTTTGGATCAATATCCAACGATGAGATACTGGACAGGGTAAGGTACATGGCTAAAGCTCTGGATTGTAAATGGATATTTCTGGATCATCTCTCTATCTTGGTATCAGGGAATGAAGAGTTTGGGGATGAAAGAAAATCCATTGATGTTCTTATGACTAAGTTAAGATCTCTGGTGGAAGAGACAGGGATTGGTCTTCTGCTTGTCTCTCATCTTCGCAGACCTACTGGTGACAAAGGACATGAGGATGGCAGGGAAGTATCTCTCTCTCATCTGAGGGGATCAGCAAGCATTGCTCATCTGTCCGACAGTGTAATAGCTCTGGAACGTAATCAACAGGCAGAGGATGAACAACAAGCTAACACAACTACAGTCAGGGTACTGAAGAACAGATACTCTGGTGACACTGGCATTGCCTGTTACTTGTACTATGACAGGGACACAGGTAGAATGTCTCAGGTTGACAATCCTTTTATGGAAAATGATGATGAGTAATAATTTTAAACATAGAGTAGGGTTACAATCTAAATTAAAAGCAATGGAGAATTATGTATCAAAAGGATATTATGTATTTGATGAAACTAATCAAGGACCAATAGATTTTATAGCTATTAATTTGGAAGGGGATATAAATTTTCTTGAGTGTAAGACATTGGCTAGAAGAAAGGATGGATCAAAAATTAATCGAATATTAACTGACAGTCAAAAAAAATTAAATAAAATATTTAATTCAAAAGGATATCCATCAATTAAAATTGTATATAATGAGGTTGACAATGAAGAAAAAATCTGATATAAGAACATCATCAATCAATCAGATGACAGGATGGTTAGCCAAGAACATACCAGATTTAATGGTTAAATCAGATTGGACTCATCAGGACTTTGATATAGAAGGAGTGGTAAACGGCAATGGGATTAAATCTTTTTATATGGTTGAGGTCAAGGAGGGATGGGTAGGTACATGGCCTACACAGTGGACAGAGTTAAGGATACCCTATAAAAATAAAAAGGTTCTTGATGTCTGGCAACAGAAGTATAAAGATGAACTACTTACATTTATTATTTTTAGTAAAGACTTAAAGAAAGCATGGCATGTACCAGCGGATATTATTTTGAATGCTGAAGCAAAACAAATTCATGACATTAATAAATTATTCTTTCGTATTGATGTTAGAGATATTTATCAAACGGATATGACCTATGACAAAAGCAGTAGTTGATATTGAAACAGATGGTCTTAATGCTACAAAGATACATTGCATAGTAGCTAGGTGTTATGCCTCTGATAAAGAAAAGGTATGGGTTGGTGAAGAGTGTGATCAGTTTGCTGAATGGTCTAGACAAATAGATCAGTTCATCATGCATAATGGTATCAGCTTTGATGCTCCCATACTGAACAGGTTAACAGGTTCTAATATTAAATTGTCTCAGGTCAGGGATACTCTTATTGAATCTCAATTATATAATCCTATCAGGGAGGGAGGACATTCTCTTGAGGCATGGGGAGAAAGACTTAACTTTCCCAAGGGAAATATGACTGAGTTTAAACACTACAGTCCAGAGATGCTGGAGTATTGCAAGAAGGATACAGAGTTAACCAGCAAGCTCGCCAAGACTATGGAAAAAGAAGGAAAGAAATTTTCTATACGCTCTTATGAAATGGAAAGAAAAGTCAGGGCTATTATAGATCAGCAACAGAAGAATGGGTTTGCATTTAATATAAGAGAAGGAATGCTTTTACTGTCTAGACTTGAAGATGAACAACACCAACTTGAAAAAGACGCGGAAGAAATGTTTGAGCCTGTCATCACCTACTCGCCTGTTAAAAAGATACCCAAGAGTATACCCTTTAATATTGCGAGTAGGAAGCAGATAGCTGAACGCCTGATGGAACTTGGTTGGAAGCCTGAACACTACACTGAGAAAGACAATGTTATTATCTCTGAAGAAATATTATCCAAGATAGATATGAAGGAAGCTCAGATGTTCAGTAGATATTTTCTTCTACAGAAAAGAACAGGGTTACTCAAAGCTTGGGTACAGGAATGTCAGGAAGATGAGAGGGTCAGAGGCAGGGTGCTTACACTCAAGACCGTGACAGGCAGGATGGCTCATCACTCTCCCAACATGGCACAGGTGCCAGCTTCTTATTCTCCCTATGGAAAAGAATGCAGGGAACTATGGACAGTTTCCAATCCCGATACTCATGTCTTGGTAGGGACAGATGCCAGCGGTCTGGAGCTACGTTGTCTGGCTCACTATATGAATCATCCTGATCTTATGTGTATTGGTAAAGGTATTGAGCTTGAAGATAAAATGATAGATGCGGCTAAAGTATTTATAAGAGAAGTTCTTACAGGTGATGTACATACAGCTAACATGAAGGCTGCTGGATTAACAAACAGGGATCAGGCTAAGACTTTCATCTATGCCTTTCTCTATGGAGCAGGAGCAGC